GATCTTTCTAATTACTTGCTTAACGTCATCCGCATCAATTTTCTTGAGAGCAATCATTGTATCCCAATAATTGTTCTCCTCGTCAAAATTATCACGAGGATCCGGAGGACTGCTATCCCAACTCGCATCAACGTCAGTCGGATTAGGCAATCCAACGAACGAGTAGAAAGAGTTACTAGTGGATGCCACACTAGCAACAAAATCTTTTGCGTTCAAAATACGAAGTTGATCAGTTATAATCGCAGCCATTTTGCGTAGTTTTTTACTTATTTATGTTATGTTGTAGAGAATCCTGTGAGTTTCAGAGGTTGAACTCTGTTAACCACCCCACCAGTTGTAATACCAGCAGTTCCATTTAACAGGTAAGCATCAAATGTTGTTGCATTTATTCTGTCTCCAAGGGTAATTTTACCCCAAGAGAATTCACCGTAGAATTCTGTAAGTCCAATGCCAGTGATATCACCAAGATCTTCAACACTGACAGTGACTTTCTTGACATAGGTAATACCCACACCCGCCACAGCAGTTTGTGCAACAGATACTGCAGCAACTTCATATACAGAGTCAAGGAATTGAGTTGTAACACCTAGTGTTCCACCTGTTTGATAGAGTGATGTGACACCACTACCAACATTACTATTTCTAACTGTAAAATAGTCACCTACTGAAATGTCACTTATAGTAACTGCAGCACCAACAACTTTAGTGTTGCGTAAATAAGAATCAACAGGGATGAAGAATTCCATTACAAATCCAGTAGACGCTACACCAACAGATGTTGAAGTCAATCCAACAATATCACCAAAGTCACCCTCATAAAGGGTTGTTCTATTAGTTTCCTTTATTGCTGTTGGTGCTTCAATCAGAACCTGAGGAACAGAAGTTCTGGTGTATCCGACTCCAGGTGTAGAAACAGTGATCGCAGATACAGTATCACCTGTTAGTGTTGCTGTAGCAGTCGCTCTTGCAGTTGTTCCAAGTCCTACAGGTGTTTCAATGGTTACTGAGGGAGCAGATGTGTAACCTGTTCCACCAAAACCAATTGTGATAGACTCAACGGTATTTGCGATAGAGACAATTGCTGTTGCCGCGGCTGCTACAATATTATTTTGTGAGATGATTCGAACTGTCTGCTTGTTCTTAGCAGTTTGATTTTCATCATCAGGATTAAAGAATGGAATGACACTTTCAACAAATAACTGTGTAGATCCAACACCAACCGATTGAATCAGATTAGTTCTAGGATTGATAAGTGCTGCATTTAGTTCTCTTGCCTTACTAACGATCTTTCCATTGATAACCTTATCGACAGTCTGCTTACACCATGTGACAGTGCGGGCATGATCAGGATTAGGATCGATGCCTCTTCCATAGTAAGGATTGGTTTCAACAGTGTCTGTGGAAAGAATCTCAGTAATTAGTCTTGCGCCTTGATCAAGGGATCCGGGGACAAGACTTTCATCACCTCTGATAGTGAAATTATCACCATCTTTCACCGTTGGAAGAACATCGCGGAATGTTACGTCAACATCACCAGATCCTTTGTAGAAGAGAATCTTACATGTATCTCCGCCAAACGATCCATCAGCAGATGGGCCTTTAGGTGCTTCAGAGAAATTAATTACACTACCACCTTTAAACTCATATGCTTCACCAGGAACCTGGAGAATATCATTGATGAATATTAACAGTGTAGATTGAACGTCCACATTGGAACCTGCTCTTGCTCTTACTGTAACAGGAGAACCATTTCTCTTAAGAGTAAATCCTCTCTTAACACCGTTGAATTCGTTATTAATGTTATCTAACCGTTCAAGTTCACCGAAGTGCCATGCAGAGAACTTATCAGAATCGACTTTTTGAACAGTGATCTGGAACTCATCAAACGTAAAGTTTGTATCAGTAGGAATTCCAGTTGCTCCACCTGTGGCGACAGTAAGAACTTGTTTTTGTCCGTAAGCGTATCCGAAGTTTCTGATTTCAAAATCAATGATGCTAGATCCTTGTCCGACAACAATATCGATTGTTGCTTCAGTTCCTGCGCCTGCAACAGGCGATTCACCGGAGTAAATCAAGGGAATATTTGAATATGACAGAGGAGAATCAAACACAACCAATGGTTCTGATCCTACTTGATATCCAGATCCAGGGTTTGTTATTGCAACACTTACGATATGTCCATTGCTGACAGCAGCGGTACCGATAAATTCAATACCAGTTCTACCTGTGGATGACGTGTAGACACCAACATTTACAGTTTGTGATCCTTGTCTGTAACCAGAACCAGTTCTACCGATTGCGATTGATGTAATTGTTCCAGCAATGGATACCACAGCAGTGCCACCGGCAGATACCAATGGTTGATATCCAAGTCCAGCAGTAGATCCAACCGATACAATATATCCTCCAACAGGAATCGAAGCATTATTTGGATCATATGAAGCCGATGTTGCGGTGCCTGTGAAAGTAATACTGCTTATACCGCTTCCTTCACTTAAAGTATAATCTTGATTAACACTCAATTGTCCGGTAGGCCCTTGGAATATACCGTTGACAAGAACCGCAGCGTTATTAGTAGAGAATCCAATAACATCTTTTTGCTCAGACTTTAACGTAAATGTTTTTGTTTGAGCGTCAAATTGATCAGCAACACTGTCGAAGATATAGTTTGTATCATATGCATCGGCAGTGCTGCCAGTAGATTGAGATCTAATGAACGTTCTACCTTGGAACTTAGAGTGAGTTGTAATGCCAGTCCAATCTCTCTCATCAGGGGGATTTGTAATTGAACCGATAGGAATGGGGCCTTGTGGTGCTGTGTAGAAGTTAATAGTATTATCAACGATATTATACGCACCATCAACCTTAGTAACGGCAACACCAACAGGGTGAGTCGTTATTCCAGTTCCCATCCAACCACGATCAACTAAAATGCCGTTGGTTGTTCCCAATCCAACAGTATTAATCTTCATAATCTCTGCTTCAACTTGAATAAGATCAGCAGAGAAGAATGATGTAACACCGATAGTTTCTATTACAGTATCGGCAAGTTGAATTTCAGTATCTAGAGTTGTAGTTACCGCAGTTGCAACTATTGGATTTTGAATGTAATTGTCGATTGCAATCAGACATTTTGTATTCTGCTTGTTAGATTTAAATGTATGGAATGTTCCAACTCCAACTCCAGTAATACTGATTGCGACAGGTGTGGACGAAAGTGCGTTTTCAGCACTAGCAGCAAGTCTTATTGTTGCATCATTATCTTTGATAATATAAACATTTGCGTTTGTAGGTAAGACGGTTGTACTTCCGATTCCAGCAAATGAAGTTGTCTCAATACCAATACGAACGTTAGTGGAGATTCCTACAGAATAATTTACAGGTTCACCAGTTACGAAGAAGTGATCAGGAATTCTGATTGTGTTGTTAGAAGTGTTAACAATAGCGGTATCACTTCCATCAAAATTTCTGAGGAAAATGGGTAGTCCTTTGTGTGTTAATCCAAATGCTCTCTTAACATCTTTAGCAGTTCCGTCATAGAAACCAAAACCAGCAGTAATAGAAGCGTTGTTAAGATCTATTTCATTATTAAGAGTATTGTCTACCTCAACTAATTGAACTGCATGTTGATAGACACGTATTTGAGTATCTGCACTTGCAGGTGGCGTGTACTGAAGATGCGTCTCAGTTGCTGACACAAGAGCACCGATAGTACCAATACCACTTCCTGTTGTTAGGGTTCCATACTCTGTGATATAAGATTCAGAACTATCATTAAGAACAATGACTTCAGATAGTTGATATTCATCGTTAGTTGTATCTTCAATACTTACAATGTAGTATGCTGCTTGATAGTCATTTTCACCACTATTTGTGTAAGTAGCAATCGTATGAATACCAGGTGTGCCGCTTGCAGAAAGGGAAGTATGGAAGGATTCAAGTGAACCAATATTCTCTGTTGCTTGTCCAATAACTGTTGTACCAACACCAACAGATTCAGTGCTGGACATCGATACTCTAATTGTGTTGGCAGTGAGTGCTAATCCAGCAGCGGGTGTAAAGTTAACATTAACTGTGCCTGACGACATATCAGCAGAATATGTTCCCATATCCAATGTCGCTTGTCCTGTAACAATCTCACCATATTCAAGAAGATCGACAGTTGTACCATCATGAATAACATTTAACTCATTGGTTCCAAATCTTCCATCATTCGTTGTGTATTCAACTAGAATCTTTGAAGATCTATAAGTAGAAGCAATTCCTACAATTGTAGTGGTTGTTGCCGCAGGTACATCGACTTGTGTGGATGTGATATCGCAAATTTCCCCAAGTGCAAATGTTCCTACGCCAGAAACACTATTTTCAATATCAAAACTCATTAATGAGATATTGTAGTCATTGAATTGAAACTTGGTTGGGAAGAAAAGAAGTTGTCCCTCAGAACCTGAGATATTGAAATCAAAAGATCCTAAGTCAGTTACACTATCAACTCTACCGTAGTTTGATACAGAGGCAGAATTTGTATCATGAACGAGAGAAACAAAAGATGCTTGCCTTTCTCCTGTAAAAAGTTTATCTCTTACAAAAGTGAAGATCTTTTTGGATCTTTGATCTACAGGGAATTTCTTGACTATACTGAATCTTGTAGGACGTTCTTGACTATTAAATTGCTCACTGATATCATCAATTGTGAGAACTCTATTTCCAAAAGATTCGAAGAAGTCAGTGAGCACTCTATTTTCTAAGAAAATTCTATCAGAATAAACAGTTCCTGAAGCGACTTTAGAATTTTCTGTTACTAAATCAAAGGCAGGGAAGCAATGTAAACTGATACCACCACCAGTGCCAGCACCCAAACCATTTCCAAATCCACCATAAGTAGGTACGGGTAGAATATCAACAGTCAATGAGATATTGGACGTTTCGTCAGTGAACACACCTCTGTTGGGACGCTCATCTGTAGACTCAATTATAAGATCACTAAACTTGAGGAATCCTGCTGTATGATTTAATGAACTTACAACATCGTCCCAATCTTGAAGAGGAATCTTAGACTTAATAGCGTAGGAGAAGTTTTGATAGTAGAAATTATCAGGTATTCTCTGTTGATTATCATTAAAGAATCCAGTAGTCTGATTCCATCCTTTTTCAACAATAGAAGATGCTTCAGTTTCAATTTCAGAATTAAAATCAACTTTAGATTTAACTCTACCTTGTGTTCTTGAAGTTTGTCCGACGACTAAATCTCCAACGTTAAAGTCTCTGGATGTAGACACCTTCAAAAGTTCTATTCTATTATTCCAACTATCAACTTTACCAACGCCACTGTCGGATACGACTTGCTCACCAATTAAGAAATTGTTCTTTCTTAATTTAATGTTGAATTGAGGGAAAGAATTTTGATTAATAATTCTTCCAGCAGAATTGATAGAATCGAAATTACCTGCATAAAGATTATCGTCTATGATACCAGACAAACTAAAGGTAACAACCCCTACATTTCCTCCGAGAGGGATGTTAACATCTGTAAGTGTGAATAGTTGATAATCATAGTCAACTGAATTATAACCACTTCCTGTAGATCCAACTCCTACGCTGATATTTTCAATCAGAACTTTATCACCCACAGCAAACGGAGATTGATCACTAAAACCAGTATCAAATCCAACAGTTACATTTTTACTAGACATATCAAAAGATATATCACTGATTGCAATACCATTTGAGTTACTAATCGGAATGATTGTAGGTGTAACATTAGAAAGTTCACTGGTGTTCTTTCTAATGGTAACTTTAGAATCACCACGTCTGAAGAAAAGATCTACATCATCAATATGCTTACCTGTTAATCCATCCAGAACGATTAAATTTGGTGCAAGGTTGTAATTTCTTCCTGCAGAACTAATTCCAATCTCTTCAAAAGATGTAAGTGATTCTAATAAAAGAACTTCAGGAAGATTAGTAGTGGGACGAATTGTAAAATCTGTAGGATAGTTGAAACCAATATTCTCAATTTTTGTAGAAAGAACTCTACCGATTGAATTGCTTTCGGGTTCGAGAAGGGCACCTGTTCCCGTCACAATACCTACAATCGTAGATACGCCGACGATCTCATCATAGTTTGCACCTTTATAAGTGATGTTTACATCTGCAATTCCACCAAATGCACCAGTTGCATTTGTCTTATATGACAATCCACCATTTACTGCAGAATAAGAAGATCTCTCAGGTGTCGAATCAATATTATATCTAAAAGTTGTTGTTGTTCCAACACCAATTACTGCAAACTCTCCTTTGTATGCACTATCGATTACATCAATTTTATTAAAATTAGAAACTTCATCATCAATTACAATCTCTTTCTTAACTTCTTCAACGAAATCAGTATTTACAACAGAGAACTTATAGAAAAGATTAGAGGGTATTTTGTCATTTACGACAAGAGTTAACTTAGCAGTCGCATCTATTCCAACCTTACCAGTTTTTGTAACTTCAAAATCATCACTTGTTAAAGATCCCTCAAACTTATCTGTAAAGTTTGAATCTTTATATAGATTCAAGTCAAATGCAGAATACAGAGTGGATATGTTAAGTGAAGAAAGAGAGGAATCCGAAAGATCAAAAATAATCGTATTACCTACAAACGCATTCAGTTGAGGATTAACAGGCATCAGTGTGCCAGATCTAGCAACATCAATCGATACAAAATTGGGATTGAATTGCTCCGCCTCAAACTTAGAGTTGCAGAGTTTTACTTTATCTTTGGAGAATCTAGAAATGTAATAGATTTTCTGATCAAATAATCCAGAAGGTGCAGGACTAGCATCTAATATTACTTTATCACCAGTTTCGAGTCCATGATTATTAAGGGTAATTGTGTTGCTACTTGTGCTTACACCAGACGTTGTAAATCCAAGAGGATTAAAGACGATTCTTCTATTTTGATCGTTATACTTAACAGTGACGGTTGTAGTAATTCCTGGAGTAACATCCATCATTACTTTGTCACCAATAGTCAAACCATGCGTAGACGCAGTGGCAACAGTAACAGTATTTCGAGTTACCTCGGCGTTCACAACATTTGTTTTAATAGTTTGAATACTATGCTTGGTTCCGGTACCTATTCCTGTAAAGAACAGAGTTCCAGAACTCATTGTAGTATCAGCTATACCTACAAAAGTTCCTGTTGATCCAATTCCAACTTTAAATGTTTGAATGCCAATTACATTATCAGATATTCTTGCAACAAAAAGAGGTGTCTCATTCGCAATACTGTAAGTGGTGGATCCAGTTGGATCTGCAGTAACGACGATTGAATCTCCACCACCATTATGATACTTGACTAGATCACCGGTAACAAGATTATGATTGGGTAAGAATAAACCTCTGTTCTCGATGAAGACTTGAGTGATTCCCGCTCCAGGATTGGAGAAGAAAATAGTTGAACCTACTCCGGCACCAGTGAGTGTTCCAACACCAACTGTTTCTTGGGGATCGAAATAAATTTGCTTATTCAGTTCAAATCTAACTTTATTTTCTCTATCAGCATTAAAAGTAAATTTGCGACTTTGCTCTGTAATAGATGTTGTTGCAGTGTGAGCAGCAGAGACTGTACTATCTACAGATCTTTCAATTCTGATTCTTGAATTCAGATCATCAACATTCAAAACACGAATTCTTTCAGATCCTACTTCAAGGATATCATTCTCTCTAATAGAAAGATCTCCGCGATCAATAATACCACCACTAATTGAGAAGTATGTAACGATGCCGGTTGCACCTGCAGTTCCAACACCAGTAGATAGATTATAAAAATCAGTTACAACACCAACATTATATGTTTTATTAGTAATATTAATAGAAGTGTTAAACCCTGATAAGGAAACTAAATCAGTATTAGTTAATCCATGAGGAGATGTAGAGAAAGCAACGAATCTTCCGGCAGAGTTTAATGGTGCTACTTCTAATTCAGTGATATGAGAGGATGCAACACTGACGTTAGTAACTACTTTACCAGTTACGCTAGAAACTTTTGCTTTTGCTGAAGTCGCTCCAGGGAGGGTTTCAAATACAATTCTATCGCCAACCTGATATCCACTACCACCAGTGATGATACCCACACTATCAATTGAACCTTTAGATGTAGATGTAATGTCAATTACTTCATCATAAATCTTATATGGTTCTGTTACAAATTCATATGATACGTTATCTAAAGTAAGTCCGTATGGTGTCGTGTTTCTCAACCATGCATTTCTTACAATATCATATTTTTCTTGATATGAATCATTTTGGAAGTTAAATGCATTCGGTTTGGACTTGAATGTGTTTCCAACAAAGAATGGGTATTGAGGTAATTTGAACTTTTCAAAAGGCCCTGAACTTTCTACTGAATCATCATTAATTGTTGCAAAATATGCATATACTCCATTTGGAAAGTCGGGAGTTACGCAGTATCTGCCATTGTGCTCATCAAGATCTCCAGATCCTGTGAACGCATAATCCTCTACAAAGAATCCTTGCTTCCATGAAGAGAGGGACGGGCGATTTGAAGTCGTAACAAGTTCATAACCACTTTGAAGTGCTTTAATGGTGCCACCTGTAGGAGTGGAGAATCCATAAGGGCCATAGATTGGATTACCATCATATGCCCATCCGATTATAGGCGAGTGGAACTGAGCTGATGTTTCAGAATTAGAATCATCAATTCTTAAATCAGTTACACCGTACTTAGTTCCGTCCGTAGAAGATATAGTTTTTCCAAATAAAGATTGTCTAAGTTTTCTCGGAGCATAGAGGTGTGTATACTCTATGCCATATTCTTCTATCAAAGATGGAGATAAAATTCCATCATCTTCACTTATAATGTCTTGAAACTTTTCAAATAAGTTAATCGTCCATCTGTTAGTGTCAGAACGTAAGTTTGCGTTTCTACCGCTCGCAATCACACTTACTGTAGTTGTATCTGTATAATCGATTCCACCACTTTCAACTATAACTCTAGTGATTTGTCCACCACTTATAACAGGTGTCAGTTTACAAAACTTACCTTCGCCGTTAATTACTAAATCGGGTGTTGAATTGTATTCAAATCCATTGTTTGTAACAAGAACCTGTTCAATTCTTCCATTATTAACTATAGGAAGCAGTTCAGCATCTCTTCCACTTAGAAGATCAAATACAGGTTGTTTGTCGTAATTAATGATGTTGCTTGCGCCATAACCGACACCATTATCAGTAAGGTGAATTGATTCAATCGATCCCCTGAATACTGGTTGAAGTTTGGCGTTAAAATCTTGTCCACTAAAAGTGGTAACTCCAATTTCACCTGTTACATTTACTGTGATAGTGGGATAGTTAAATGTATGGGAACCAGATCCTGTTGATTCAATATCTACATACTGATTAGTATTAAAGAAGGAAAGTTTAGCAGTGGTTCCAACGCCTACGGAGGAGAGTTTAAAGTTGTTACTATCTACAGCGGTAACAATATAAGTTTGATCGCTACTAAGTCCCTGAGCATTACCAGAGTAAGTTACTGTTTCTCCAGATTTGAATCCATGATTTAATACATTAACCTGGTTTAATGCAGTATTAATTCCAGCACTCGCCGTGACTCTTTCTTTATTTTCATAATTTGAACCAGTTGAAGTAACAACAATATCAGATATAACTTGTTTCTTATTATAAGATTCGAATCTATGAACACCCTCACCATTAGATGTTAAATCGACAGGGTTTGAACCATTGACTGTATCCGATTCATTTTGGAATAACTGGATTGTTTTTTCGTCAACCAGTTTTACATAATATTCAGCATCATCAGAAATACCACCAATGGCAGTTTGTCCATCAGTTTTGTAAACGACTCTCTCAGATTCTCTGAATTTGTGGAATGTTGTGAATCCGATTGTATCAGATGACAATCCTACTTGTGCGTTATCAGAAGTCGCATAGAAAGATATTGAGTGGGTAATTTTCTTTGTATTAGCATATGCTTCTGCTCCAGATCCATTACCACCCGTAATTGTAATAATCGGATGTGTTACATAATCGAATCCAGAATCAATAACTTCAATTCTATCTAAACTTCCTTTTACATTAACTACACCAGTAGCCCCAACACCTGTAGAATCTTGAATAGAAAGAATCGGTGGATTAATAACATCATATCCTTCACCTGGAGCGGCGATTGTAATAGAATTAATCGTACCGTAGTAAACACTATCTCCAGATTTATAGTTTAAGATCTCTACACCATTTACCAACATTCCAGTTTTTCCTGGATGGGTTTCATGCACACCACCATCGTTTACTGGTGATTTGAATTCTCTGTATAACTTTTGATGCTCAAGATTCTTTTCAAAGAAATCATTGACGCAGAAATAATTATTAGTTACAATACCAGATACAGAAACAAAATTGTCGTTAAACAGATTTGTTTGACTTGATGCAATTTTGAACTGAGTCTCATTAACTCTCTTTACATAGTAAACACCAGTTTCTAGTTCTGGAAACTTACTTTCTACATTTTGAGCATATTCTGTTTCATAAATGTAAGACTCGTAGTAAACTCTATCGCCCGTAAAGAATCCGTGATTGCGAGTGAGGGTAAACAATTCTCCATTATACTCACCATCTAACTCTACTTTTCTATCATAGAAGTCAAGAGGTGTATCATGGTAAAATGGAATAGATGGAGATGCTACTAAAGTTTCACCAGTATATTTTACATAAGTGTTTTGAACGTTAGCAAAAGATTTTTCGACATAAGAATAACGATCAAAATTGACACTACTTACATCTGGTTTTAAAATATCTCTCCTTACACTAAATGTGGATCCTGTTAATTCACCAGCTCTACTGAAAGTAAATGAGGTAGCAGAACCAATATCAATTACAGTACCACTCTTTGCCACACCATCAGATTGAATGACGGATACTTTATCCCCAATCTTGAAATTATTTTTAGCAAAAGTTTCAATCGTATATGAGAAGTCAGAGGAGTCAATTAAAGAAAGACTCTTAACATCATACGTAGGACTGACATTTGTAAACCAAGAATTATCTATTACTGACTTTGCATTTTCGCCAAGTGATTTAATTTGAATATTATCGTTTTGAGAGAAATATGATGTATCATCATAAATGAAATTCTTGCCAAGAACTTTTCCGATCCTAATTTCAATCTTAGAGGTGGTAGCTATACCTACCGCTGAGACATCGCTAGAAGCGACTGAGACGTGGTTAATTCCTTGAAACCCATATGCACTAACATTCAGGTTTAATTCTGTTCCTGAAGCGATACTGTAGTCTGTTCCAAAGACAGTTGTATTTGCTAAACCAACTTCAGTAAACTGGTTAATGGTTTTTGAGCGATATGTTAAGATACCACTTTTACCGTTGATCTGAAGTTGTCCTTTATCTGGGAATCCAATAGTTGAATCTACATCAATGACAGAGGAACCTGATGAAACTACAACCGTGCTTTGTGTCTTAGGGTGTGAGACAAAATCACCGAGAACTGTTCCTCCGGTAAGATCAATATCTTTGCTATAATCAAAGTCTACACTAAGTTGATAGTATGTTTTATCACCTCGTAAAAGTTTTTCAACATCAAGGATTGTCGCGAAAGACTTATTAATATTATATTCAGGAAATGCATCCTGGTATAAGGTTTGATTTTTTAATTCAGAAGGATCCCCTACAAGTGCCTCTACAACAATGTCTTTAGTTTTTCTATATTGTGCGTCTGAGGGCCTGAAAAGAAACTCTTTAGGTTTAACAACTTCTGCTTTTTCACCATAAAGTGCTGCAAACAGAATTCTAAATGATTCGTCTGTTCCTTTACTTTGATAAAAGTCTTTCGTTCTAGAAAGAAATAATCTTTCATTTACATCATCATCAAGTTTCCTTCTTTCAAATCCAGGTGCGATTTGTTGTTTTAATTTTACTAAAAATTCTTTTAATAAAAGGTTGCTAAGATTAACAATACTAGCACCTTGAACATGTGATGTTGCTTCAGAAGAAGAGAAAGTTAATCGATCAGTATCATTTCCATATGCGGTGACACCACTGAATCCACGAACACACTCATTAAAAGAATTTCTATCTCTCGATTTATATAAAATAATCTCATCATCAATTTTAATCAGTCCATATCTTTCGGGAAACTGATATGTACCAAACTGTTGTAGATCTAAATTTACACTAGTAGTGATTGTAGTGTCACTAAAAGTAATGTCATCACCAAGATTTGTCTCCTCCTCAGAACTTAGAAGAGTTTCTAATTTTACATATTCGTCAATATTCTGTAAGACATCAGCTGGTGCAGTAGGATATTCTTGTGAAATATAATACTGCTTTAAAAATTCACCAACAAGAGGAAAGTCATCCCTTACAAATGCAGGTAACTGGTACTCAATAATATCCTGAATCTGTACTCGCTGTAAATCGGTTGATATCATCTTACGTCTTTAGTATGAATAAGTAGGTGTTGAAGATGTTGTAGTTGGTGGCGTGTATGTAGTCGTAGATGCTGTTGTTGTTCCTGTTGTTGTTCCAGACGTTTGTCCTGCGGTTCTTGTATCCGTTGTCGGTTCCGTCATCGCATCAACTCTGCCACGGACTAAACTTCCATTTGCAAAACTTGAAGAAACAATATATTCAGATCCTGATATATCGTAACCGGAAGATATTCTGTCAGAAACAGAATTAATTGTTACGTTATTAGTATCTAGTTGAATATAAAGATCCTGTAATCCGATGATATCATTTGAATAAGGAACAGCGGAGATTTCAATTACAGGGAACTCTCTTGTAATAGCAGTATTAACAATATTAATTGGATTCAGTTTAATTTCACCTTTAATGTAATCAATCGATCCTACATTTCTTCTAACAATAACTGCTTCGGTATTAGAATTTAATCTAATTAAATCGATAGATCCCGTTTCAAGATTGAAATCTGGATTATCAGAGAGATAAACAGTTCCTGCAACTCCACTTACTTGGAATCCGGAGGACTTAATATTGTATGAAATTTTACCTCTATGGGTTCCGTGTCCATGATTTACAATATGAAAACGGTTTCCATAACATATTTCATACTCAGCAAAGGTGTTGAGAGATGCTCTTAAATCTCTTCTCATTTGAATTGTGGTAATATTAGATGTAATAGCAGAGTTGCTATTATCAATTACACTTAAAAACTTACTATATTTAAATCTTGCACCAAACTTATTAATTTCTGTGGATGATGCATACGCATTAATATTATTCGAGACAATAGATCCTATCTGATCGCCACTGTTTGCGTCATTTGAATTATAATAGACGTTAACAAGCGCCTCAATATAAAGATATTTAAGATCAGTGATTTCTAAATCAATACCACCAACAGAATACTTTTTGATTTCTCTTTTTATATTATCCTTTACTAAGTTAGAGAGGTATGTTCCGTTGATTGGTTTAATGCTTGCAAACACTCTTCCATACTGTGGAGGTGATAATTCTTCTCCACCAAAGACAGAAATTGATTCAGACTCAGGATAAATTTTAGGAATAATAAATTCATAGTCAGTTGCTGTTACTGCTCTATTTTGAGAAGCATATGTTTGAGTAGCATACTTCTTTATTGATTCAATACTTTCAACATCAGCGCCAGCAAATGAGGGTGTATTTACTGAGATACGAGAAATGCCTTTATCAACGGCGATATTATCTCTTGATGTGGTTAATTTGCCGTTGAATAATAATTCAGATAAGTTGTTTCCATCAGCACCATTATTAACAAGATACGCAACTTCAATAAAGTTTGGTTCTGTTAGCGCCTTACCAAATACTCCATCACCAAATATTAATTCATATCTTCCATCTTCAATCTCTTGCACCCAATAGACAGGAGACTCACCATTAACTTCAAATAAACTATCTGCTCTACTATATTTTCTAGTGACAGACGAGGATTGTGATGGTTTCCATATTACATTGATTGTTGATACATCAATGTTTGGATTATCTAAAATATATTTTTGATTAGGATCATATGTGTTGTAACTAAATTGAGTTGTTAAATATGTTCCTTCAAAGACATCAATGTTATTAAATCTAGCATATCCATCTTCACCAACAGGAACTGTAATATCTTCTAAGATTGCAAAAGCATAACTTGAACTTTCAAATGTTCTTGATACTGCTACAATGCCCTTATTAAGTGTAATCGTTTGAGGTTTAGTATTATACTGAAATGTATCAACCGTAAAAGTGATATTAGCTCTTGCTGACTTAGATGAACGAGGAGTGTATCCTATATTCCTCGCCAGAGATACCACGTTCTCCCTGAGAGTAGCAGAATCAATGAATACCTCATTAGATACCATGTTGGCATTATATGAGGTTATATACGTGTTATATGCTAACGCATCGATTATTGTTGAAAGATTTGATCCCTCAAAATCGTAATCAGTAAAGTTTGAGTTCGATCTCAGGTAATCTGTGATCGATTTCTTAATCTGATCGAAATCTAAGTTGGCAAAGTTGACTAGTGCCATTAGCGTGTCTGTTGTAATGCGAATGATAATTGCTGAGGAGTTGCCTCTATCCCAACAATGGCATAACGAATGGAGATATCATATTCATATGAATCAATGTTAGGTTGTACAACAACCTCACGAAGTTCTACTCTCGGTTCAAAATTATTAATTGTATTCTCGATTTGTTCCCTTAATGCTGCCGTTGTAATATCATCAATGGGTTCAAATAATAAACGACTCACTTGAGATCCTAATTCAGCATTAAACGGACGTTCACCTGGAACAGTAAGAATCAAATTCCGAATAGAACGTGCAATTGCATTTTCATTTTTATTTGCAATTAAATCAAAAGTAAGAGGACTTGTCTTAAAGGACATCGAAATGTCCTTAAATGATTTACTTACACGTTGTACCGGCACCTATCTACAAGCGAATATGCTTTATTTATCTCGTTCCTGAGCAGTTTTCCAGAAGTAGCTCTCTTGATCACCAAGTCCCATACGATCATACCCATTTTCAACTTGATAATACTCAGTTGATACCCTGAAATCAGGGATCTTTGGATTCTCTGGTGTCAGACTATTATCATAGATTCTTGTTCTATTATTAGGATACAAACAATATTGTCCATTAACAAGTTCAATTAAATTATGACTCTTGTGTTCTGCTGGATTTTCTGATGTTGCATAGTCAATTACATCAGGATCTTGATGATAGTTATCAATAGTACAAACATATGTACCTTTCATTGTACCATGATCTCTTGTATAGACTTCATAGTCCATACTACCAATGAATTGTTTCTGAATAGCAACCACACCATAATCCATACAATTCCAAAATTGTAAGTTCTGTAAACTCATATCAGGATCAGGTTTCTTTGGTTCCGAAAGAAAGGCGCTGATTGGTAACTTATCATACATTGCGGCATACTCTGGTAAGTATGTCTCAAAATAAAAAGCGCGTCCAGGAATCGACTTAGCCGATACCCAAACGCCCTTTACATATTCGCCCCATCCAGATTGATGATCAGTAAGATATTCTTTTCTTACCCAAACTTCAACCGAGGGGAGGTTGCAAATTAATGATGCCATAACGTAACATTGCTGTTACATCTATTTACCTTGTCCACGATATGCCTTTCGCTTACCGTTACGAGAAGTCGCGGTATACTTGGTATGCTTTCCTGAACCTTGACGAGTTTTTTTCGGCGTACCCGGAAAAAACCCATCTTTCTGGATGCCAACTTTTGAACGAACTGCCATAATCTAATAACCTCAAATAACCCGAGTTTTTTCGTGTCCAACGCGAATCCGAGGATCGCACCAGATTTCATATCCTGCCTCAATAGCATCCAGACAGAATGACACATCTTCACCACACATGTCCTGAACCGCACCGGATTCAAAGACTTGCATCTTTGGAGCAAACCATGGATACTTCATCTCAACGTTCTCGAAGACACCATGTTGAATCATCACCCATCCAAAACCAGTGTAGTCTACCGTGAAAGGCTTCTTACGTTTGGAAATCGATTCGACAGTTTCATGATTCATTACACCACCGTTCTTACGGAAGTCATCTTCTTCCAACCAGTGTGCAACGGATGTAGTCTGTCCATCCTCTGTAGAATACCATCCAGCAGTGATTGCTTTCGCTTCGCCCTCTGCAGGAATTGCCATGTCAGCAAGTTGCCAAAACTTTTCAGTATTAAAGACAATATCACTGTCAATCCAGAGTTGATAATCATATTCAAGCTTGCCGTCCCAAGGGATCTGATCAGGGCCCCGCAACACATTAGCACCTAAACACTTGCATCGTGCAAAGTTAACCATGGAAGAGTAGTCTTGACTAATCTGAATACTCATTCCATTTTGTACAAGATCAAAACAAAGTTGTACAAAATTCTTCAGAAATGTAAAAGAACATCCTCGTCCAGGAAGACAAAAGACAATCTTCTTTCCTTTCATTCGTGCCTTAATAGCATCAATGTCCCACTCAGGTGCTTTCTTCTTTGGTGGAACAGTCTTTACAGTAAATCCTTTTGCCATGAGTTGGAATAAACTTCAGTTCAATTATAGTTCAGTGTTATCTAGTTGTCAATATGAATCCAGTCCTGCAGGACTACCATACTGATTTTCTACTAGTAACTGTACTGCTTCGTATGACAAATCTTCTTTTGCATAATCAGTCTTCATTAAACCTACCATACCTTGAAGTTGTTTCCAGGTTTCTTGAAACTGTTGTTCTGTTAGATTATTATATAAACACTCTCCTTTTGCATAGATGTGATAAATCTTGTTCGTCAAAATTTTTTCCTCCGAAATTTTTTTAGAATAACTTAATTAACTAGTGCCTTATATATCAAGACAAGGAAAATCCCTACCAAAAACATTAAGGGGCGAAATACAATATGTGGATATCTTATCATCCATCCTGCAAATACAACCTTCCAAAAATTCCAGTAGGGTTTATTTTTCATAGCAAAAATTTTTTTTATGAAAGTGAAATCACTCTCGCGTTTTGTCACCTCTGTAGGTTAGGGTAGTTAGCTGTTTTTATATACGGCATCGCGCCGCGCAACCGTAACACAAACCGCCGCATAACTGTCGTATCACGCATATGCTTATTGCCATCATACTACGGAGGTTAACTGATGTCAACCCCCGTGTCACTAAGTATCACAGTTCCTCTAACATTTCATTAAGTTCAATGATGTTGAGAGAATCATCATCCCACTTAACACCATCAGGAGTTGCAGGACTGAACTCCATCAACATGTGTGAGAGAGACTTATAACCGTGCTCTCTGTACATTCCTGCCAGTTCATAAAGGTTCTCATCATTACCCAACCAGAGAGCAACATTCCAAGTCTCGTAATTTGTCCAACCGTTGTAGCTGGTGTCGGTGATTTGTGTCTGGTAGGTGCTTGTCATGTGTGGGTGTGTTC